TTTTCTATACAATCAGGAATGAAAGTAGCAAAAAAATTAGTGCAAGATCATGAAAAAAATATGTTTATGGTTATAGATGAAAGCACTACCATAAAAAATCCAAAAGCTAAAAGAACAAAAAATATTATTAAGTTAGCTGAAAATATAATTTACAAAAGAGCTATGACAGGATCACCTGTTACTAAAAATCCTTTAGACTTATATGCACAATGTGAATTTTTAAAAAAAGGTTTGTTAGGTTTTTCTAGTTATTATTCTTTTAGAGCTAGGTACGCTAAACTTAGACCTTTAACAAGAGATGGATTTAGACAAACTATGATACCTTATGATTATCAAAATGTAGATGAGTTAAAAGATAAAATAAAAAGTTTTTCTTATCGTGCAATAAAAGAAAATTGTTTAGACTTGCCACCAAAAATTTATGTAAAAAGATATGTGCATTTAAGTAAAGAACAAATTGAAATTTATGCTAACTTAAAAAAATATGCCAGAGCAGTTTTTCAAAACAAAGAATCTTCTTACACAAATAAATTAACGGAGTTGCTTAGATTACATCAAGTGACCTGTGGTTTTTTCTGCACAGACAATAAAGAAAATAAAGAACTAGATAATAACAAAATAAAAGAACTTATAAACGTTATAGATGAAACAGAAGGTAAAATAATTATTTGGGCTAATTATATTTTTAATTTAGAACACATAATAAAAACATTAAGACAAAAATATCCAGAGGACAAAACAGTAGCTATGTACGGAGCAGTAAGTGTAGAGGATAGAGACAGAGCTGTTAAAGATTTTCAAAATGATAAATACACAAGATTTTTTGTAGGCAATCCCTCAACTGGAGGATATGGGTTAAATTTAACAGCTGCTCAAACTGTTATATATTATAGTAACTCTTTTGATCTTACACATAGAGAACAATCAGAGGATAGAGCACATAGAAAAGGACAAAACAAAAGTGTTACTTATGTAGACATAGTAACTAAAGGAACCATTGACGAATTTATTTTGGATGCTTTAAATAAAAAGAAAACAATGTCTTCTCAAGTTTTAGGAGAGATAGTGCTTAACTTTTTGTAATACTCGTAAGCTCTCTCCATCCATTTATTTTCATATTCTAATATTTTATTATCATCCATAATAAATTGTTGATACTGCATATCTTTAGTACAAATACATATCAAACCTTGTTCGATAGGACCATAGTATAATTTATGTGCTAATGAATACGCAGCAATTTGATAATAATAATCCTCAATCCACTCTTCTCTTTTCAATCTATTAGATTGCTTGAAATCTATAATTGTAGGTTTATCATCATACAAACCAACTAAATCTGTCATACCTGCCCACGCCATCTTTTTAGGATCAGGATATAAAGAGGGACAATAATCTTCATACATTAAACTAACCTCACTTCCCCACACCTCTTTTAACTTACCTAAATTTTCTACTATAGTGTGAGCCATCAATCGTGATACGTTTCCCTGGACTGTTGTATTTAAATAAGGTATACCCTGACAATATTTTTCTAATACCAGGTGCATCTCTGTCCCTCTTCTGGCTGCGTCAATCGTGATTTTTTTAGCCATAGCTTCACCTATTCTTTTTTTCCAGTTTAATAAAGCTAGTTTTTTATCTTCACTTTGTGTAGCTGATAGTATGGTAGTTACGGATGGAAACTTATCTTTACCTACATTATAAGTTCTAGTTTCTTCATCGTTTCTTGTATAGGTCTTATACTTATACACAGACTTAATTGTAAAATCGGTAATTACAAAAGAGTTTTTATTTTTTTTTATCAGCATAAAGATTATCAAAAGTATATTCAGGATCCATATAACTCTCGTCCTCTTCAGCTGAAAACTCATACTGGCTTGGTATAAAATTAGGAGCACCATCTCCTGTTACCCATAAGGCAGGGTTTGTTACTCGCACTCTATTATTAGGTTGTGCAACTATTTGTCCTTTAAATTCACCATTCGTTATAGCTAATACATGACTCTGTTTGTGCTGAGCCACATCATCTCCAAGACTTGTTATTTCATCTCCGTTTGTGTAATCAATCGTAAAATAATATTTAGCATTATAAAACTGACCATCTATTTTTGTAATCCAAGGAGAGCTGCTCGTCCTGTCATATCTTATAATACTAAAGTGTCTACTAGAACAATCCCAAGGCTGAACAAAGTGATTAGGTATTCTTGGAGGAAATTCATCTAGAACTTCATCAGCCACAAGAGATTGTATAGGCATACGAGCCCACATGGCTCCACCATGCGGACCATTGACTCTATTGTCTTCATCTTCACAGCCAGTAAAGACTACTTGAAAAGACAAAGAACGATCTGGTATTGCAGTAACAGCTATAGCCAAACCATGTAAATACTCTCCATGAAAGTCTCTATGATTATGTGTAAATTCTTTTCTTATCCAAACTTTAAAGTAAGGAATGTTGCTAGTAAGATATGCCATACCTTACTATATATACAGGATTTTAATTTAGCAAGTTATTTCTTTAACTTGGTTGTATATTTTTTACCTTTATAAGTAAAAGTTTTTTTCTTAGCTTTTCTAGCTTTACTAAATGCTTTTTCGAAAGGTGACATTTTTTTTTCGTCTTTCTTCTTACCTCTAGTTGCCATATAAGCCGCAGCACCTCCTAACCCAATAGCAGTGCTTGTAGACCTTCTAGCTAAAAAATTTGCTCTTGATGGTTTAGCAGGTTGAGAAAGATCCATTATGTTTTTTATTGGCCCTTTACCGCCAGTTACAGTGGCTTTAGTAGCAGGTTTTTTTCTCGGTGTTGCAACTTTTCTTGTAGTAAAAAATTTAGCTGCTCTTTCTAAATCATTTTTTCTAATCGGATCGGACATTTTAAATCCTGGTCTTACTTTTTTCAAGGCTGTCCTAAGTGCTATCATAGTAAGTCCTCCAAGAGAAGCTTTCATCATTTTAGCTCCACCTTTAGAATATCCTTTTGCCATTTTACCACCCATAGCCCTCATCATTTTAGTACCACCTTTTGCGTAACCTTTAGCCATTTTACCGCCTCTGGCTCTCATCATTCTAGTACCGCCTTTACTCATTCCTTTAGCCATCATTTTACCGCCTCTGGCTCTCATCATTCGAGCACCACCTTTGCTATAACCTTTACTTTTTCTCATAAGAAACTCCTATTGTTAAAATTATTATACTACTTTTCATCGTCTTCGACAATCCAGTTATCTAATTGTTTTTTATACTCTAAATATAACTCTGTATCTGCAAACTCTCTGCCCTCATTCATACATATCATAAAATATTTAGGGTCATATACTAAACAAGTATTATCATCATATTCCATATTATGTGCTAAAACAATTTTTACAGTAATACCTATGGCTACTGCCATAAAACTTATAACTGCTAACACTATAAAACCCATTCTTATCATTTCGTACATTTCTTTTTGTTTTTTTAATTTAGCTGCCTTGGCTTCCTTAATTGCTTGTTTCTTTGCATCGATACGTTTTTTTCTTTCTTGTAAAATAAACTCCCAAGTCCCAGGTCCAAAGCGTAAATTTATTAAATTCTTCATCTCATTAAGTTGTTCTCTAGCCAAACGAGCATCTATCACTTCTTTTGCTACGTTGTCTATTGCGAAATGGTCGACATTTTTTGAATCTCGAGCTTTAATGATTTGTTGTTCACCCGTCATAGCTTTATCAATATGACCAACTAATTCACTTATATCATTACACGTTTGTATCTGTTGTTTAACAAAGTCCACACTTTGCTTAACTAATTTTATTCCTGAAAGTACAGCTGCTCCAGCAGTAACTGGATCAACCATTTTGTTTCTCAATAAACCTATCTAGTTTTTCTTCTAATCTACGAAGCTGTTCTAGAATCTGAGAAGTCTGTGACTGTGCATCGTCACGAGGCAGGTACTCTTCCCTGGTTTTATTGAGTAGTATTTGTAATCTTTTTATTTCTGAAAACATTTTGCTGAACGCCCAACCAAAAGCAGACGCAATTATGGTGAGTAAAATATTCCAAAACATCATCTCATCCATTTTATGTCCCTCTATTAGCCAGAGCTTGCCCTATATCATCTTGTGGAAATAAAGCAGCATAATTTGTTCTCATATTTAAATTTTGATTAGCAGCTTGTGGAGCTGATTGTGGCACAGCAGCTGGTGGAGTTTGTTCTATATTAGCTGGCGGAACTTCTTGTTGTGGTTGTTGAGCATCAGGCATTTTATCTATTTCATCTTCTTCAATGTCTCCTTGTCTTTTTGCAGCTAAAGCTGCTCTTAGTTGATCATTAAAAATTTTCTTTTCTTCAATAGATAGTTTTTTAAATTCGTCATACTCTGGATACATTTGTCTAATGGTAGACTCAGGTAATTGACCTAAAGATACTGATGGATTAGGCACCATAATCTTATCATCTGATTTTGCAAAATAATCGTTGACATCTTTCATAGTAATATTTTGTGCAGTAAATGTAGGATCATCTCCAGGAGCACCTGTAAAATAATTCATCATTATAGCTAAATTTCTTGCTCTTTGTGGACCATAATACTGCCCTAAAGGTTTAGTAGGATCTACAATACCAAATGGACCACCACCAAAAGGTAATTCTCTAATACCAGCTTCTCTTATTTCTCCGGCATCTCTTATTTTAGACTGACCTATCCCTCTAGTATATACGCCCTCTCGTAAAGGTCCTTGTTTTCCATAACCTCTAATTAAAAACTTTTTTTCTTGTTCTGTTAGTAGACCAAGTGCTGCTTTGGCTGTATTAGGGTCAGCAATCCACATACCATATCTACGTGCAGCAAAAGCTGAAAGTAAAGGCAAAAAACCCATACCTAAAAGCGTGCTTTGTGTGTCTCCCCCACTACCAAAAAACCCTATTGATGCACCTATACCTGCAGTAGCTGTACCACTCAAAATAATTCTTCTGGTAATAAAAGTAGATGGATCAGTAAGACCAATGTTCACACCAGCCTCTAATATTTCCACTACATCTTTTATTCTTTTAGTATGTTCTTTACCATATAATTCTTCTAACATAGCCATACCATCAGGACTATTTAATCCTAGCTTTTCTTTAAATGTGGTAATATTGAAATTATCTATATTTTTACCTGCTAAATTTACTTCTTCTAAACTAGTTGTTAAAGATTCTTGTATTTTAGCTCTATCATTTACATCTAAAACAAAATCACCTCGTTCATTTTTCTTATTCATTAAAGCTATTAAATCTTGATCTACAAAAGTTTTATTAGGGTCTTTGCCTTTAAAAAGGTCTGCTATATCTGGCCTGTCTTCTATTAATTTTCTCATTACATCATCAGCTTTGCCAATATCCTCGTCTAATATCATGTTAGGAACAAAAGGTTCAGCTTTAGTTCTTTTAGTGAAAGAATTATTAAAAGCATCAAACATATAACGTACACCAAGTTTTTTCATAAAAGCATCAGCGTATTCTTTTTTTGGAGTTGCTTCATTTACTCCTATCAATCTTTTAATTTGTCTCAAAGCATTGTGATCGTGTTGTTTAAAAGTAGCTTGAAACATTTTATCAAAAGCTTCTTTTGCTGTAACTTCTGTGCCTGCATTAAATAAAGCAGCACCTAATATTTGATCTGCATCGAATCCTTTTTTTGTACCATCAAAAGCGTTTACTAATTTAAAATAGGTATCATTTGTCTCATGAAGTCTTTCAGACAAAGATTTTATAGCATTACCGGCTATATTTCTTTTTTGTTCATCGGTAGAACCTTTTTGCAAAGCAATATAATTAGCCATTTCAGCAGTTTGAGGCAAGTCAGCATTTCTAGCTACATTTTCGGCTAGAGCCATATCTTGATCCATAGCAGCTAATATTCTTCTTATTTGTTCTGCTCTAGCTCTACCTGCTTCACCTGTGCCTATAGTTCTGTTTTGTAGTTCCGTTAAAAATCTTCTGTATTGTGCCGCCTCAAATAAATTTAAGTTATCTTTTGTTAATAGTTGATCTGCATTTGCTATAGGAATCATACTTGCAATTGCATCTTTCATTTCTTTAGTTAAATTTTTTGTCTCCGTTTGACCTCTTAAAAATGCTGCGAATTGACTTGTATCTTCACCTAGCACTTCTTTACTAATACTAGCAAGTTCTTTTCTAAAATTAGTTGTTGGTATAAAAGAAGGACTGCCTAAAGCATTATTTTTTATTAGTAATTGTTTATATAAAACATCTATAACATCTTTATTATTTTTATAATTTTCAGCCATTTTGAACATTGTCTCAGCACCAATCGCACCTTGTGCTGTAAGAGCTACAGCAGTTGTGTTTGGCTCTAGTCCTGAAGATACTCTCAACACATTAGGAAATAAAACATCACGTACAGTACCTCTTAATTTTTCCGTACCTTTACCTCCAATAAGTGGTGTTACACCAAATATTTGAAAAAAGTTTCTAGATAAAAATCCTCCTATACCATCACTTGCAAGTGCAGTAGGAGATAATGGAGTGCCTTCCTCAAAAGCTTTTCTTGCTAAATTCATAGACTCCTCAGAGTTTAAACCTAACAAAGTTTTTTTACCTGCCTTAAATCCTTTAGCAGCAAGTATGCCTATGCCAGTTCCTACAGCTCCAAACAGTAAAGAGTTTTTCATAGCTAATGCACTGTGCATAGCTAATCTTCCAGCAAAAGGTAAATCATCTATTTCATCTGTTGTGAGTTCCCCTAAGTCCATAGATAAGTTAGATCCTAAATTTTGTTTAAATTTTACTAAATCATAAATTGCAGAACCTGTACCAGCACCCACAGCACCATATACTAAAGATTTAGCTTCTGTCCTAGCACCAGTTCTCATTAAACTTTTTGTTGCATCACCTGATCTTATTGCATCTATTTCACCTCTGGCTATCTTGGTCCCTGCTTTAACAGCCTTTTCTAAAAAACCTATAGTACCTGCTAAAGCTCTACCAGGCACACTACCCCTAAATACTGCTTTACCTATTTGCACTGTTTTTCTGTTTTTACCTTCACCTATTTGTTTACTTAAATTTTTTAAGGTTTCTGTAAACTTAGCAGTTTGATTAGCAAAAGCTCCTGCTCTAAAAGATTCTTTACCTATTGGCTTTGTGTATTTCTCATTACCTACCCCTTTTACAATATCTTTAACCAATGCTCTTCTATTAGTAAGATAAGGTGCAAAAGATCCTATAACATCTCCAACTAATTCAAACGATGCTCTTTCAGATAAAACTTCACCAAAAGGAGTTTGTAAACCACTAACCTTACTGGCTTCTTGTGCTTGTTGTATGATACCTGCCTCACCAACATCTCTGTCTGCAATCATACTAGAAACACCACCTGGTGGTGCTTTTATTTCTCCTCTTCTAATTAACTCTTGCAAAGCACTTTGTTGCTCAGCATTCATAGTTCTTGGGTCAAGTTCTCCAGAATCAATTTGACTTTGTAACGCTTGTAATTGATCTTGTTCCATTATTGACCTAATACTTTATTAATTAAATTTTGTGTTGCTTCATTTACATTTGTCATATCTATTTGTTTTTTCTTTTTATCCTCAATTCGTTGCTGATATTGTTGAATTATTAAAGCTCTATGTCCCATAATTTGATTAGGATCACCACCTGCATTAATATATTTTTTAGCTAAAGAAGTATATTTTTGATTAAGCTGTCCAGCTAAAGCTGCATAATCTGCTTTCACTTCCTCTGATGGTTTTAGAAAACGAATGATAGCTGTACTTGCAGCAGCATCTTGAACATCAGCAACAGTCAATCTATCCTCATCTTTATTAGCATTAGCAACAATATATTTCATTCTGTTTTCTATCAATCTCAATAAGGCTAAGTCATTTACAATTTTTTGCCTTTCTCTTTCTGATCCAGCTTTTTCAAGTATGGACCTAGATTCTTCAGAGATAAATTTACTGTTTATACCTTTAGTTCTTATGTCATTTATTTCTTTATTCGTTCTCACTCTATCTTTATTAAATTCGTCCATAAGTCTGTTATATTCTTTGTCGTCTTCTTTAGTTCTTGCTCCAGTTCCTCTTTGTGAAGAAGCAAATAACATATCTTGTATACCTGTATCAAAGTCGGCTGCTGATCTAGGAATAGGACCTGAAGCAGTAGGACTCCAATCTCTATATAAACCACCTAATCTAGTTAATAGTTGATTTACTGCACCAGGAGAACCAATTTTTGTTTTCTCCATATCCGCAACAATTTGAGTAAATCGTAATCCTTGATCCATAGCTATTAGACTTGTTAGATCTTTATTAAGTCGAGCTGTGTCTAATTTTTTACCTAATGAAGTGCCTTGAGCTTCTTCTGGACCTATGGGTACAATTATCTCATTTTGACCATCAAACTCAAACTTTACTCTTTTACCCTGTTCAGTAAAACCAAGTCTAATTTTTCTTCTTCCAAATAAAGCATCAGGATCGTCTATCATAAAAAACTCTTGGTCTTTTCTTGGTGCTGCTAAACTTTTCTGTTTTTCATCTTCTATCTTTTGTAAGGTCTCCATTTTTTGCAAGTACAATTGATATAAAGTTACCCTATTATTAAATAACTGTTGATCATCAGTAACCTTATCATTCATTATATCTCTTTCATTTTGAATAGCTTGTGCTAATCTTCCTTGTTCTAATGTAGATAAATATCTTTGTGCATCTTGCTCATAAGCCATAAAAGCATTAGCTATTTGCATTTCTTCTGCCCTATTTTGAGCATGTATAGCGGCTAAGTCGTCAACATAAACCATACCAGCTTGACCTGCTATATCCAAAAATCCAGACAACCCTTTTTCATTTGATCTACCTGTCATCATAGCCATAGCCCATTTAAACATCGCTAAGTTAGCAGACTCTTCATTGTTGTCGCCAGTTATTTCTGCAAATCTTTTTCTATATTGATCGTAACTTTGTACTTTACCTTCTTCTTTTTCAATAAATCTTTTGTACTCATCCATAGCTTCATTCATTCTTGTATAATTTCTATTGATGCTTTGAGCTCCTGCCATTAATGAATGCAAGTCTCCATCTGCGTATAAATTTTTAGGCAAAGGAGGTATTTTAGGATCACCTCCTGGATTATTTTCATTAGCTATAATTTTAGTTTTAGCAGCTGTGTCAGCATCATCAACTGCTTGTGCAGGATTTTTGTCCATATCTATTTCACCTGGTGCTACTTCTACTGGAGGATTTTCAATTTTCTCTTCTTCTTTTTCTACCTGTTCTACTACATTTTCAGCTGACTCTTCTTCTGGTGGTATAGCTTCTTGTTTTTGTGCATCATCTAGCTGTTTTGCTTCATTTAACATTTGTTCTTGTTGTTGTTCATTATATTGTCCAGGTCTTTTTGCTATTTTTGCAACAACCTTTTCCATATTTGGTCCCATTTGAGGACGTATTACCTGTTCTTTAAAAATCTCATCTTGTTCATCAGCTGTTTCTAAATCTTGTAATTTAGTTAAATCAGGGCTATCTTCTAAGAACCCAGCACCAACTGCCAAAGGCACACTAGCTCCAAAACCTAATAGTTCTCTTCTTCTTTCTAAAGGTGATGCGTATCTTACAAACCTATCTTTAACTGGTTTTCCTGTTACCTCATCCATAACTTTTTCTTTAGTTGGTTTGCCTTTTTTATCTAACTTCATTCTTGGTTTATAAAAAGTTCCTGATCCTGCTAATCTTGATAAAGCTCTTTTACCAAATTTTAAAGCTGGATTTGCTGCTACAATACCTGAAGCTAACATAAGAGCATCTGATTTAGTAAAATCTTCATCAGTGAATAATGGAGTTACAGATTTAGCAGTTTCTACAGCACCAAAACCTAAACCACCTAGACCAGCAACATCCATAGCACGACCTCCTAAATAAGCTCCTGTGCCTGGAACTGGTACATCTGTAGGTGTTTTTTTTAATTTAGCACCTAAGATTGCATCTGTTCTTTTTTTAAATTCTTGTCTTCTGGGTGCTGTTCTAGCTTTTACTTTTTTAAAACCAGCTTCAGTTTTTTTTACAGTTTTAGGAGCTCTTTTTCTTAAAGCACCTATACCTCTTTTAACTAAAGGAGCCGCACGTGTTGCTCCTGCTCTCAATCCTTGAAAGAGTAAACCTAACATTAACCGCCTCCGCCAGCAGAAGCTCCACCTGGACCAACCATTTTATATGCAGAGTAAGCTCCAACACCTGCACCTATGGCTTGTGCAAAAGGATTAGTGCCTGGGCCTGTGGTTTGTGTAATTTGAGAAGCAGCTGTTGGTAGGGTGGTCATAATACCTTTAGCAAACTCTAATCTTTGAAAAGGCTCATATTGTCTTGCTACTTGTGTTTGTCTTTCTGCTGCTAGAGCCCTATCAGCTATTTGTCTTTGTATTGCACCGGATTGACCTAGTTGTGCTATGTCTGCTTGTTGCATCAATTGTTGTTGCTTACCAGCACCTAATAAACTTTGTCCTGTTTGCATAGCAGCTTCTGTTTGAAATCTTTGTTGTTGTTGTGCAGCACCGACTGCTTTATCAAATCCTGCAGCAGACAGTTGTCCGATAGTGCTTAATCTTCTTTTCTCTTCTTCTGCTCTTTGTACACCTTCTCTACCACCACCAAAAGCACCAGCTTGTACAGCTTGTGCTGCTATCTGATTTTCTCTCATTGCTGATTGTCTGTTCACTTCATCTATCACATATCTTTGAAATGGATTCATAAAAGCATCTATATCTGGCTGTTGAGCAGCCATCAAGTTACCACTTAATATAGAAGCTATACCTGCTGTTGTGGTGGGTTGTCCTGTACCTGTTGTTGCTGATAATCTGAATGCTTCTTTTTCTAATGGAGATGGTCCTGCTACTTGATAATCTGGAACTTCAATAGGCTCCTTTGCTAATCTCATTGCCTCATCGTATAAGGCTAGTTTTCTACCTTCAATCTCAGGAGCTTCTCTTGTGATATTTGTTTGTGTGCCTGTTTGTGCGCCGCCACCGCCGCCACCGCCGCCACCGCCGCCTCCAAAAATGAAACTCATACTATTTTCCTTCTAAGTAATACTGCTTGTTTTTCGTAATTAGGTAAAACTTTTTCCCAACCACATCTTCCTAAAATATCTACATGACTAAACCACATACTTTTTGCGTAAGCATATATTTCTTTTTCTATCTCAATCAAATCTTTTAAATCACCACCAGCTAAACCAATACGTAAAGTGTTATTAATTTTGTTTGTTACAGCTGCACTTTTATTTTTTGTCCACAATTTAAACTCACCAGTTGCTAATCTATCTTCTATATCTTGTCTAGTAGCAAAATCTCCTATCTCAGCAGCAGGCTTTAAAACAGCCCATATTTCATCAGACAAAACCATCAGCTAGTTATGTCGTATATCCTTTTAAACTGATCTTGTTGATTATAAAAAAATTTTGCTCCTTTTTCTCTCATCTCCTTAAAGTCTTTAGGGTTAGCACCACTCATGATACCAGCACCTAAAACTGCATCTGCTCTACTTACAAACTCACCATCTGCTAATTGTGCTAACATAGTGTCTTCATCTTTGTTTGCTATATCTGTTGCATCTTCTATATAACCTGCAGCCCTTACATAATTACTTACATCTTTTTCATCGTGATCTAATTTACTAGGCAAGTATTGAACATTACCACCTTTATTAAATCTTGGTAAGGCATTTACAATACCTCCTTCAGCTAAAGCATACATACTTGGATTTTCTACCATACCTTGTGGAGCTGCATCATAACTAAATCTTGAACCTAATCCTTGTACTTGCTCATCTGCTCTCATCCTTGCATCAGCATATTGTTGATCTGTAAATGGTGGTTTAAATTCTTCAGCTTGTTGTCCGCTACCCATCATCAAAGGTGCTGCTAACGCCCCTGCTCCCACAAGTTTTGCTTTACCTGCTGATAAACCTAATGTACTAGCTAAACCTTGACCCGCTGTATAACTAGATGTTGCAGTTGTTCCTATACCTGTTCCTCCAGCTGCTCCCAACATTCCAGGCGCTAATGATCCTGCTGTTGCCCCTAGTGTTGCTCCTAAAAACATATTCTTAATCATATCTCTATTGGAGCCACCTGATGCTTTTGTGTATAAGCCTCCTATTCCTGCTCCTATTGCCATCGCTAAAACTGGAAATGCCATAATAACTCCTTTTGTGTTTCTACGTATAGTTTACTTGTTTTTTCCCTTACTATCAATACCTACAGCATACATTTCGTCAATCAGTCTGCCTGTATAAGAATAGTCACCCACATGTGTTATGTATTCTGTTATTAACGCATAACACTTCCCGCCCATTTTACGCCATAATCTAGAAAAAGCAAAATCTTCTCCATAATATAATTTATTTTTTTTATCGAAATATGTATCAAAAAAATTGTATAAATTAGGCTTCATAACTTTTTCATTATCTATGGTAACTTCTTGATTAATTTTTAAATCTGGATATTTATCCATCATTTTAGTAAATACATTTTTTTGTATTAATAAACAACCAGTAGCAGAATGTGTTAACTCACACATACCATCAGTAACTGTTATTGATTTATCATC